TGCAAATGGGTCCAGTCTGGAGCCGTTGTACGTGACAACGCACTCGACGCCAAGCGCGGCGGTGTATCTGTCCAGGTTCCATTTTTCCGTCCGATCAATCCAACAGAAGAGCGAATCCAGTCGAACGCGACTTGGGGAACAAGTGGCGCAGGCTATTTAACACCTCAAGCCATCACTGGCGACGAGCAAATCATGCCGATCCTCCACAGAGGTTTCGCGTATGCATGTGACGACCTGTCCCGTCTAGGTACAGGCGCGGATCCAATGGCTGCAATCCGCAACCAATTGGCTCAAGCCATCAACGTGCTCCGTTCCACCACATTGGTGGATATGTTTGCGGGCATGTTCGAGACAGCCCTAGCCGATAATGTCTGGGACGTTTCACAAAGTACTAGCGGTGCAACTGCCTCCAACTATCTAACAGCAGCAGCTGTTGTTGGTGCTAAGCACAAGCTAGGCGAACGCTCTGACGAGCTAAAGATCATTGCAATGCACAGCGATGTGTATGCATATCTGCAGCAAGTTGGTGCTTTGACATTCTCAAGCGGCCAACTCGCTAGTGGCTCAGCCATTGAGTGGGGCGGCGGCGGCATCGGAGTTCGCTCTGATGATATTGCCTGGTTTATGGGTCTCCGCATAATTGTTGATGACACAATTGTGCCAACCCTTAATGTTGGTGGATCCGATCAGTACCCTGTCTATTTAACATCTAGCGGCTGTATTGCTGAAGGTGTTCAACAGGAACTGCGCATCGAAGCCGAGCGTAACATCTTGTCTAAGCAAGATGTATTATCCACTGACTACCACTACGGTTTCCACGTATTTGGAACTAACTTCAGTGGTCCTAGTAATCCTACTAATGCTAACTTAGCAACAGCAGGTAACTGGGATATGGTTTATTCTACAAGTAAGATGGTTTACACCACTTGCTTAATTGTGAATACCCCATTTGCTACTAACGTCTAAACACCGTTCCAGGTTTTACCTGTCTTAATGTAGCTCACTGTAGTTCTTGAGACGGAGAAATCCCTTGCTATGGACGAGAGAGTCTGACCCGCCGCAAGGCGGGTTTTTATTTGTCTGACCTGCTGCAGCGAAAGTTTCGAAGTTTTTAGCCGTGTTTCGTATGTGTGCGCAATGTTTTCTTTAGGGGTGCAATATTCAAGGTTTTCTACGCGGTTGTCAGCCTTTTTTCCATTCTTATGGTTTACTTGAGCGCCCTCCGGTCTGACACCCAGAAAGGCCCGTGCCACTAATCCATGAACCATGCGTTGCTTGGTGTAACCGAGATTCACTTTTAAATATCCATGAGCGCCAGCTTGTAGTTTTAGCAACTTACCAACAGTGGCAAAGCCAGCAGTTTTGCCTCCGTGCGACTTCCGCCTACTTATCTTTGCGCGACTTAAAACGCGACCTTTGGAACTCACTGCATAATCAGGGAAGCCAGGACAGACCTTCCACACCTCCCCGATGAAGTTTTGATCAACTGTGTGCCATGCTGCTTCAGTCATTACTCTCCTGCAGAGGTGATGGCCCGGTGAGGGAGATTCGCGCCTCGCCTCACCAACCCTTTGATGTGCTACAGTTTAACACAAGAGGAGAGATGCCCTCTTACTGAAGAAGCCCCGTGGTAGAGGTACCTACGGGGCTTTTTCTTTGATCTAGACTGAAGCCACTAGGTTCAGACCATGACCGCAGCTATCGATGCCACGCTTGGAGGATCAGCCTCCAACAGCTACGTCACCCTTGCGGAAGCCAACACTTTTGCGGAGTCCCAACCATGGGAAACCGAGTGGGCCACCTACACAGACGACCAAAAAACAATCGCTTTATTCCAAGGAGTGCGCTGGCTCGAAAGCCTGCTTTGGGTAGGTACTCGGTGTGATCCATCTACTGACGACGCGGACATTCCGCAAGCTTTGGCATGGCCCCGTCACGACGCAATTTGTGATGGTGTAAAAGCATCATGCGGCTCAATCCCCCCACAAATAAAGAGCGCACAAATTGAACTTGCTTTTCAATTTCTCCTCAATCCTTCTGCAGTTATTCCAATTGTTCCAACGCCAGGCCCTGCGGAAGGTGTCTACGTCAAGCGTCAAAAACTAGATGTCCTAGAAATCGAATACGAAGAGTACGCAGAGCACAGCAGCTGCAACGAATGCTCTGATCCACTGATCTTTAGAGATTTCCCTTGGCTGCGCCCCCTTCTAGGTTGCTGGTACGCAGGCGTCGGCGCCTCTCGTCAAATCAAGCTGGTGCGTAATTAATGAGCAAAGTTGACACTGTTTTTGGTCCTATACCCGGTCCTCTCATTCAGGAGTGGGGATCACCTGCGGTATTCGTAAAAGCGGGAACTGATACCTACAATCCAGTAACGGGTGTCATAACTCCATCAGAGACTCGCTTCAACGTAAAGATCGTTATATGCGAACTGGACATAGAAGAACAGGGTGGTCTGTATCAAAAGGACGACGTAAAAATTCTGATCGACCCAGGTCAAATCGGTGGAGCGTACATAACAGCATCAGATTATTTCGAAGTACCGACAGCGGGTCAAAACCAAGTCATGAAAGTAATCGACCCAAGAACTTACCGAGGAGAAAATCCAGTCTTCTTTGTAGTAACGGCTAGACCTCAATGACAACTTCATCCACAAGACTTTCAAATCTGCGTAAATATCTAGCTACGGCAAAGGGAGTCGTTTTAGAAACCACAACCTATAAGGTCATTCATGATTTAAAGGAGAAGGGTCCTTATTGGAGCGGAACTTTTGAGCGCTCGTGGGTAGGTATAGCAGGAAACACTTCTATTCCCCAGATTGTCCAGCCCCCTCCTGAAAGGCTTCCTGAGCCGGCTACAAAACTTACAACCCCACCTTCTGTTACGCGATACCAACCGGGAACTTCAGTCAACAACTACACAATTGGAAACCAAACTACATATAGAGCCCTAGCTCAAGACCTAATACCAGGGTCGTTGCCACGTATAAAAGGGGGCGGCAACCAAACCGCTATAGCGCACTGGTATCGGCTATACCTGTCTAGTGATTTTGGCGGGACAGTAAAAGCTAGTGTTAGAGCGGCGCTAATAGGTGACCCTCGTCTCAGGAGTTTTTCATGACCCTGCAAAATATCCGCCGTTACTACGAAACACCGATCCGTGATATCTGCGCAACAGAAAACCTACAGGTACTCGGAGCTAACCAGCTGGGATCTGGCGAAGACGCCATAAGTGAGTGGGTACAACTAGATTTGACTTTCTCGACGACTACAACCCCAGGATTATGCGGAAACTTAGAACTAATAAAAGGAGTCTTCGTAATTGGTTACTACACAATGAAAGGCATTGGTGCGGGTCAATCTCAGGACATAATGACTCAATTCATGTCTGCGCTAAACGTTCTAACCGTTAGACCAGCAGCGCGTACCTACGGAGTTCTAGGAACCTTAGGACCAATAGCAGGCCCGGACTTCACCGCTTTAACTGACACTCCTTTCTTTTACACATCTATCAGTAGCAATATCATCGCGGACTGGGAAGCGCCTTAGAGTATCCCTAATAGGGCCGTGCCCTTGACTAGGAGCCCCCGCCTAGAACACCCCCACCCAATCACTTGTTATAGAGGCAGAAACACATGCCTGTTTCATGCAGCTCGACAGCCTTAACGGGCCAGTCCGGCTCTATATGGTTCACTCCTGCTGGCACGACTTATTGCTTGCAAGATTTCACCGACTTCCCTGCCGGTGCTCTAATCACAGTGCCTACAGATAATGACTACCGCATTGGCGATACTGTCATTTTCGAAGAAGACCAAGGAGGAAACTTAGACACTGCTCTAACAGTTTCCACTCCTTACTGGGTCGTAGCAGTTGCTGCTGATCGCACAACGATTTCAGTTTCCGCATCCCAAGGCGGAACAGCTATCACCCTCGATGGTGACGGTGGAACGGGAACAGCCGACAATCCTACTCCAGCCCACATAGGTATTTCTTACTATCCCTATGGTGCTGTCTGTGCAGTACGCGAATTCTCCCTAGAAATTTCTAGAGAAGAGATCGACGTAACTACTCTGCCCTGCGGAGCAGGCACCAGCACGGGTTCTAAGTACGCCGCCTTCCGTAAGGTTCAGAGCGGCTACGCTTCAGGGACAGGTCAAATGACCGTGTATTTCACCGACGATCAAAGCACTCTGGCTAACAGATTGCTTAGCAACGTCGTACTGAAAGACCAAAACGGTGCAGCAGTAAAACTTTATGTTGATACTGTTGCCGGCACTACGACAGTCGCTGGTGTGCTTCAACCCAACGACACCGACAGTCTCTATGTCGAGGCTGACATCTCAATTACTTCAATGTCTTTGAGTGTCAATCCAGACGACGCTATAACTGCCGAAGTCAGCTACTCAATCATGAACCCCAAGAACATCTTGGGTACCGTGATAACTTAGTTCTACCCGGTACGAATACAGGCCAGCCTTAACGGGCTGGCTTTTTTATTAGTGCTACATGTAGACTTCTTGTGTACTAGAGGTTTTTATGGCCACTAAAAGCGGGCGATTCATCGACAAGCTAGTTGCTGCAGCGCAATTGGAGCCCGTAAAGCGTGAGGTCCATTTAGAGACAGGAGCCACAGTAGTTTTCTACAGCAGCCCTTTAACAGCGGCTGAGCGTGAGCGCTCCAAAAAACAAGCTAGAAGTGAAGACGCTCATGCTCTAGCGCTCCAGCTCTTAATAACGAAAGCGAAGGACGAAGCTGGTCTGCCTTTATTCACTCCCGGCGATGAAGCCACACTTCAACGCGAAGTGCGTGACGCTGATCTTCAACAACTAATGCTGGCTGTAATGGGAGCCCAGGATGAAGGAGAAGACCTCGACATGAAAAGCAGTTCAGAAGGAGCTAGCTAAAGACAACTGGCTACTACTGTGTTTCGCTGTAGCTAAGGAGCTGGGCTACACCTATACAAAATTAATAAACGAAGTAACGGAGGAGGAGATACTCCTGTGGTCCGCTTACTTCGGCTATTTAAACGACGAGCAGACTAAGACAATGAACAAGATGCGACAGTCGAAGCGAAGGTAAAAATGGAGCACGCTTAAACTGTATAAGCACGTGTAGGAAAAGTAGTTGGCGGTTCAGGAAACCATTGTCCTCAACGTCAAGACTAAGGGTCTAGAGGCGGTAGAGAAGCGCATTGCCCGCATCCAAAAAGGCACTAACAAGCTTGGCAAGCAACAGGCAGTAAATAGGGCTCTTACCACCGAGCAGCAAATCGTTAAGAAGATTGCAGAAATCGAAGGCATAATCACCAAAGAAAACAATAAACAGGTCAACTCACAGAGGAAAGTAAATTCAGGCAAAAAGAAGGAGTTAACTCTCACCAACCGAATAGCCAAGGCAGGCCGAAGTAAACGCCTAGCCGCAGCAACAATCGGTGGTTCGTTTCCCATCCTATTTGGCGGCGGTCCAGGTGCCTCCATGGGTGGCGCCTTAGGAGGTTTCGTAGGTGGACCGGGTGCAGGAGGCTTTGCCGGATCATTAGCCGGCAGCATCCTCGGTTCAATAGTAGATAAAACTGTTGCCCAAGCGGCGAAACTAGGCGCTGCTCTTAATCCTCTAACCGCCGATATAGGGCAATTAACTACATCTTTAGGTGAAAATCAAACTGAATTTGGCCGACTAATTCAGCAATTAGACAAACTAGGGGATACAGAAAGAGCGCTAGAGGAAGCCACTACAAGACTGGCTCAAATCGTAGGAGAGGACGGTGTACAAGCTCTTAAAGATTTTGATACTGAAGTAGTAATTCTACAAAACGAAGCACAGAAAGCATATACTGCTGTTGCCTCATTGGCAGCTGTTCTCGCAGGTCCATTAATCAAAGCAATAAACAATATATTAGGCCAGTTCAATGCAATGCAGATATATGAAGCAAAAATGAAAGATGACCCTGTATTTGCTAAAGAGCAAGAGGAAATACTAAGTAAAAGAGTAGCCGCTAGAATAGAAAAAGAGGCTACAGATTATGCAGCTAACCCTCCATTCGGGACCCCTGGGACAACTGAACAAATAAAAGCAAATAAGATTGCAGAGTTTACGCAACAGAACGAATTAGGGTGGCTGTCGATCTTTACTCACCCTGCGCCTTCCGCACTAGGTCCTGATATTAGTTCTTATCGGCCAGGTGCTAACATAACGGGTGAGGAACGTCAGAAGCTGGCGAATGAAAACAGAACGCTCACGGAACTTGAGAATAATAAACTACTTGCAGGTCTACAAAACCGATTAACAGAGCTACAACCTCCAGGGACTGGAGGGATTGGAGGGACTGGTGGAAGTCGTGCTTCTTCAGCCACGGAGAGAGCAGACAAAGTAGCTCAGCAAATGGCTGATTTGACCTACAACCGCGAAATGCTGGAGCTTAAACAAGCATATATTCCTCTGTTAGGCGAGGAAGGACGCCTATACGACATAGAGATACAAAAGAAAGAAATAGGCTATCGACTAGCTAAGCAGATAAAGAAGATCAATGCTGGAACGAGTCCTACTAAAGCTATCGAAATTGCGAAAGCAGAAACAGATGCACAAAGTAAACTACAAGATATAAAGAATAAGACAGCACTGATAGATACACAAAAAGCAGAGAAATTCGATAAGCTAATAGAACGTCTTACCTTAGAATTACAGATAGAGGAAGCAGTAACTGAAGAAGAACGTAAGCAACTAAAAATAAAAATGAAAATGCTGCAACTAGGTGAAGGCCTAGACGAAGAGCAAAAGAAAAAGATTGAGGATCTATTAAAGAAGAAGCAAGATGCTAAAGGAGGAGGAAAACTCAAGGACTACATGGCCTCGCTCGAAGCTGAGTTAAAAGACACTGAAGGGATGATTGTCAGTCTTGCTCAGACAGTCGAAACAGAGCTAGGCAGTGCAATGTCTAATGCCATTACGGGCATCATTACAGGAACGAAGACAGCAGAAGAAGCCTTCTCTGAGATGTTTGCAAATATCGGCAAGGCCTTCATCGATATGGCGACGAAAATGATAGCGAAGGCTTTAATTCTGAAAGTGCTTGGGATAATACTAGGAAATCCGGGCGCTGCCGGCGGCCAGCAGCAGTCTGCAGCGAACGCAGCTGGATGGCCAGGTAACCAGAACTACGCCGAAGGTGGTTATGTCACAGGCCCAACTAACGCAATGGTTGGGGAAGGCGGCGAGCCTGAGTATGTAATCCCTGAATCAAAGATGGCCAGCGCAATGTCACGTTGGACCGAAGGATCAAGAGGTGATGATGTCCTCGCAGGGGGCGGCGGAGATTCGAGAGGGGGCGGCGGAGCAGGAAGCGCTAATGTCCTTGCAGGTAAAAGCGGGAATGCGGGCGGAGGGTCTGCTGCCATTAATGGCACAGTTGCTGCCGGCTCTACTGATACTACAAGCGCTAATAATAATATCGTTGATGTTTCTTATTCAGTGACTCAAATCAACGGAATGAATTTTGTTACCGAGGAACAGTTCCAAGTAGGAATGAAGCAAGCTGCCAACAAAGGTGGTCACCTAGGATCTGCGATGGCCTTAGGCAAACTACGGAACAGTCCAACCTCTAGACGGAAGATAGGTTTATGACTCAACTAAGCGTCGGCCATTTTCTACGTTTGTATAACGATGCCGGGACAAGGGTTCATTCATTCCAAAACTTTTTTATTGGTGAGAATGTCACGGTTGCTTCGATTGATTATGTTTTTGTGCCCTTTGGTTTCTCAGGTCTAAGCACTAGTAGACAGGGAGAATTAGCTCCCACAACGCTTTTATTTCCTAGCACTAGCTTGTCTCGCGGTTATCTAGATGAGGCGTTACGAGGAGGGCCTCTTGGCCAGACAGGTAAGGTCTATAACAGGCTGCCTTATGTAGGAGAGGTGGACATCAATATTCTTGAGCCGGACAAGCGAACGGTAATTTCTAAGCTTTTGACCTATACAGGCCAAGCAACTGCCGGCGGATGGGGAGATACCGAGATGATGATGGAACTATCCAACGTATTGGATGCGGTCAGAGGAGACATACCAACTAGAACGCTTCAAAAATCAATGGTCGGCGGTTTGCCAACGACATCAAGAATTCGCCTTCGTTAATGATTGATCTGGCTGATCTAATAGGGACGCCTTACATCTACGGCGAAACTGACTGCATCCACCTAGTCCTCACAGCCCTGGATCGTTTAGGAATTGACCGGCCCCCACTGAATAAGGACTGGTACGACATGGCTCCACGGAAGTGGGGTCGAGATCTACTGCGTTGGGGTAAGCGTGTACCACGTCCTGCCTACGATGGTGACGTTGTTGTATGCCCCGATCCTGTCGGGTTTTCCGTTACATGGAATCGAGGGCTCTTGTTGATATGCAAAACCAGAAAGGCGGTTCACTGGTTGCCCCCTTCACATATACCCAGCCTCTTCTCCCCTATGAACGGCAGCTCATCGAAGTTCTCGGTATTTCGGAGCAGGAATATCGACAGTTTGCGTCAGAAGTAACGGCCAAGGGTTATCAGCGCCCCGAAGCTTACGACCACGTTCCAGATATCCGATGTGAACCGTTTCTCACGCCCATCATAGTTTCTTTAGTTGTTGGCGCGATATTCACAGGCGTAGGAATGTTGTTGGCACCTAAGCCACCAAAGCCTGAGGACGCGGAGGAGACCGGCCAAAAGAATTTTGGTGATCAGCAAGGTCGTACCCGTTTTAATAGCTCTGTAGGATTCGATTCTGCTGCTCAACTTGCACAGCTAGGAAGTCGAATTCCTTTGATTTTCGGTCGATTTATTGAGTCTAAGGGGAACGCGGAATCTGGTGGAATCGTGGTCGAGCCTTTGATGGTGTGGTCACGGATGTTTAGTAACGG